GCAGACGGAACAAAGATTACAATACACAAAGCATCAGAATATAATTATGTTGCAGTCAGTCGTAATCTATTGAAACGCTGGGGTGGTTGGTTAGACTTCGGAGATTTTATTGTGTTGAGTGGAACAAGTGGTAAAGACGGAGTATATCAAGTCAAAGACACAATGAATAAACGATTTGTAAATCGTATTGATATATTGGAATCACCAGGCGTAAAACCATATAAGTTTACAGACGCCAAAATTAAAAAAGCAAACTTAAATGAGGATATAAAATTTATATCAGATTAAAAAAATACTTGACAAGTGAAAGAAAAAAGGTTATATTATGAGTAAAAAAGAATACAAAAAATACCAAGAATCAGTTTGGTATAAGATAGAAAGATTTTTTGATAGACACAATCATCTAATGGAATTCATTAGAACACTATTGGCGTTTATAGTTCTATCATTACAACTATACATTATAGGAAGGTTATAAGATGAGTTTTGAAAATTTCTTTGGAGAAGCAGAGTTTAATTACGAATTAGAGAAAAAGAAGTTCATAGATAATATGGACTTTCTAAAATCAATGTCGGTCCAAGAACAAACACTTTATAAAAAGTGGCAAGAGTTCAACAAGGACGAAAAACTAATGTCGCAGATTACATCATTAGATGTCATATCAAATCAGTTGTGGAAACCAACTGACATCAACAATTTAGAACAAACCATACAAGAAATAAATGATATGGAACCAATCGTAGAATATACACAAGACAATGCAAAGTGGACTTTACTAAGACAAGGTATTTCATCTATGGAGTTTGTTGCAAATCCTGGTCGTAATATAAAGTTCTATGTCAAAGACAAAGTCAGTAATAAATACTTAGGTGTTATTTGTATGGGTAGTGATGTTACAAGTTTAGGTTCTCGTGATGAGTATATTGGTTGGACAAGAGATAATAAATTCAAAGACGGAAAACTAAATCACACTGCAATCGGAACTTCAATCATAGCTACACAACCATTAGGATATAATTTCTTGGGTGGTAAGTTAGTGTCAGCTTTGGTTACTTGTTCAACGATTAGAGATAAGTGGCAAGAAATGTATAACGAAACATTAGTCGGTGCAACAACAACTGCACTCTATGGTATTCACTCTCAATACAATGGAATACCACATTGGAAAACATTAGGAGAAACAAAAGGTAAGATTAGTATCAAGCCAGATGATAGTGCTTATGATGTTTGGCACCAATGGTTGAAAGACAACAAAACAGAAAAGTATGAGAAACTTGTGGAACTTCGTCCAAACGGACAACCGCAAACAGGTATCAAACAAAAAATTATTCAAATGATTTATCAAGAGTTAGGAATCAAACGAGCAAAGTATGAACACGGATTTAAACGAGGTGCTTACTATGCAGACATTTATGAAAATGGTAGACCTTTCTTACGAAACGAAATCAATGAAGATGAATTGGTAATGAAAGAAAAATACAAATTAGATTATGATAGAATTATCAATTGGTGGAAACCAAAAGCAATAAGAAGATATGAAAAACTTCACAAAGAAAATAGACTAAAACCAGAATCATTGTTTTATTCTGATATCATTGGTATGAGTTGGGAAGAAACAAAAGAAAAATATTTAGGAGATATTGGAAGATGACACTAACAGAACAACAAATACAAGACAACTATAAAGAGTTGAGAAAAATTATCAACGATACATTTAGTGGTTTAAGATTAGATAAACTAAATCATATGTATGATGACTTAGAAGATAGAATGGTCGTAGCACCAGCGAGTTCAGTAGAACACTATCACAATTCAAAAGTCGGTGGATATGTAGAACACATATTACACGTGATTAAATTCTCACAACAAATTAAACAAGTGTGGGAAAATGCAGGAGCAACAATTGACTTCACAGATGAAGAATTAGTTTTTGCAGCTATGCACCACGACTTAGGTAAAGTTGGTGATGAACTTGGAAACGAATTCTACACACCAAACGAATCTGAGTGGCACATAAAAAATCAAGGTAAGATTTATAATGTAAATGCAGACATAGAGCATATGGATGTTACGGACAGAAGTTTTTTCTTACTACAACATTATGGTATCAAATATTCTACAAGAGAATTTTATGGTATTAGATTGGCAGACGGAATGTATGTAAAAGCAAATGAAGCATATTTAAAAACATCAATGCCAAATATGATGTTGAGAACACACTTACCAGTTATCGTTCACCAAGGTGATATGATGGCTACATATTACGAAAGAGATATGTGGAAAAATGGTAATAAAAAAGAAGCTAAAAAAGTTGAACAATCAGTAAATAAAATCAAGAAAGCAGTTGATACAGAAGTAAAAGAAAAGTTCAACACCAAATCAACAGATGCTAAGGATATCTTTAACGAACTATTTGGAGAGAAAAAATGATAGGATATATAATACTAAGTTTAATTGTGATGACATTAGGTTGGACCACATTTAATTTAACAAGAAAAGTAGAGAGATTAGAAACTTGGATTGAAGATTATGCACAAAGAGTAATTGATACAAAAGACACTTTAGATAATATCGATACAACAGGACACTTTGAAGCAGATGATGAAATCGGAACAATCTTTACATCAATCAAAGAAACAATAGACGAACTAAACGAAATAACACAAGAGGAGTTATAATGCCAAGAAAAGCTAAAAAAGGTTCACCAAGATATTACTTTACACAAGATACTGAAAATGCTATCATCAGACACAATAAAGAAACTCGTCCACATATGAGGGAACGCATTTACAATGAACACATCAGAACGGCTTTTGAAAAATTGGCAGAAAATATAATTCATACATTTAAGTTTTATTACTTTGATGTTCCGAGTGAAGATGTTAAACACGAGGTAGTGAGTTTCTTATATATGAATATGCATAAGTTTACCGAGGGTAAAGGAAAAGCATTTAGTTATTTTAGTATTGTTGCAAAGAACTATTTGATTCTACATAATAACAACAATTATAAAAAGATGAAACAAACTGACCAAGAAGACGCAGGGGATTATAAACGAGACCCTATATCAGAAGCAAATCATAAAGATTTAATATCTGCTAAAAAAGAATATATGGATTTGTTTGTTGATTATTGGACCAACAATCTAACTACCGTGTTCAAAAGAAAACAAGATATTGATGTTGCTAATGCGGTTATCTATTTGATAGAGAAACGAGAAAACATTGAGAACTTCAATAAGAAAGCTCTATACATTATGATTAGAGAAATGACAAATTCAAATACACAACACATAACTCGTGTTGTCAATGTAATGAAAAAACATCATTACAATCTACAAAAAAATTACTTGACTACTGGCTCGATTGAAACCAAATGGACGGGTAGTTGGGATAATCTATAATATAACAAAGGGCAGTATTTCTACTGCCCTTGTAATCCACCTTTATTTATTGAGTAATCCTAATATCACCAATAGTGATATGAATCCAGCGAACCCTGCATTACCAATCAAGTTCACTAAATTAATCAGATTACCAACAATGTCTATGCCTAAGAATCCACCTACAAATACTAATTGCACGAGAACCCCTAATCCGATAATATGAAATAGCATTTCTTTTATTCCACCAACTACTTCCATTATCATTTTCATAGTTTCTTTCATTGTGTTTCCCCCTTTTATTATTTAAAAAAGTCGGTTTTATCCGACTCGTATAATAACTATAAGCAAATATAACAAAAATTAAATGGTATATAAATATATATCCTTATTTTTTGACATCTCTATATTTATTGTTAGGTAAAAACTATGTCAAATGATTACGAAATATTCGAGGGAAAAACCCTATCTGATGTCTTTAAAGACATATACGATAATTCCAAAACCAACAAACAACAATTAGAAGTATTGATGAAAGAGGTTGTGGGATTTATCAAAGACGGAGATACGGCCGTTCAGATTATTCCTATGCTAAAAGAGTATTTAGAAATCAATGTTAAGAACGACGAACAACTTGTTAAGTTAGCGACAATCGTTCAAAGAATTACAGCAGCTGAAAAACGAGTATCCGATAGTGGAGAGGAGTTCGGTTTATCAGAAGCAGAAAAAGAACAACTGATGAACGCAATAGAATCAGATGTTCAAGAGTTACAAATCAAGAAAGACGAAATAGAGTCAAGTATAAGTAAGGAAAATTAAATGGCATTTACAGTTGTTGACCAAGGTGCTGGTGGAGATGACAACTCACTCGATAATAGTTTTGTTACGAGAACAGAATTATTTACCATACTAAAACAAATATCTGATGTTTCTAAATTTTATGAATTAGAAGTGTTTGAAGTTTTAGATGTTTTTCGTGAGGGTGGAACAATACAAGAATCAGGTGAAGTTAAAGGTAGATATCTTACAGATTCACCAAAAGAAAAAATTACTACATTTAAACCATTAAATGCTAATATTTTACAAATGCCAGTCGTTGGTGAATTGTGGTTAGGTTTACATTATACCATAGGAGACTCAAATCCATATTATATAGGTAGAGTTGGTAAAGACTTATCATTAGTAAATGATGGTGGATATTACAATGAAAGTGCACCAGGTGAGGAAAGAGCGATTGATACTTTGAAACTTGGACAGACAGTATTAAACTCAAACAAATTGTTTAAAGATTATAAAGAGGGTGTAAAGTTTAAAAACATATCACCACAGAAATTGGTATCTTTTGAAGGCGACACAATAATACAAGGAAGATTTGGAAACACCATTAGATTAGGAAGCAACCAAAATTCAGGAATTGCTGATTCGCCAAACATTAAAATAGTTTCTGGATTATTTTCAGGTGGCGAAGATTTAGATGATGACGCATCATCAATATATTTAACATCACGAGAGGTTGTTGATTATGCAAATCCTTCTTTTAGTGTTATGGATAGTGCATATGACCAACCACAAATTACGATTGATTCTAATAGACTTGTGTTTAATGCTAAGACAGATGTCATTGGTATGTTTGCACAAAAAGATATCAACATACAATCAGTAGAGGGAGATGTTGCTATTAATGCAAAAGACAAAATTACATTAAGACCAAAGGAAAGCACAATAGAATTTGATATTAAAGAAAGTGGTAATGGACAAATAGTTAATCTTACCAAAGAGGGTATTCCATTTCCAGATTTAAATATGGCAGGATTTTTAAAACAAACAATGGGAATACAAAAATTATTCCAAGCATTTACCGTTGGTGTTCCTAAACTATCTAATCCAGTAACTCTACCTTCTGGTGTGAAAGATATAGTCAAAGGTTTAGAGGGTGCAAAAAACTTTGTTGAAGCAACATTGAATTTAGAATTTTTAGAACAAAATGTATTAACCACTAAAACAATCGGAGAGATAAAAGCATCACTACCAATACCAGCGAGTCTTTTAAATGTGGTTGGGGATATTGATGAATTTTCACAAGACATAGAGGGAGCTATCCAAAAAGCAGAGAATTTTAAAAACGATAATGAAGCAAAATTGGAAAGGGCAAATCAAATTTCTGCAGGAATAGACGCTGGTGATAGAAAAGATTTACTCGCTATATTAGAAAATATACCAGCAGAAGAAAGGGACCAAATACCAGGAGCTAATGACGCATTAGCTATCGCACAAGATAAAAGTGTGGGTGGTGGAGACATACCGAGAGCAAGAGAAAATGGAGTGTTCAGACTTCTTGAAGATTATATTGCAGAACAAGGTAGTATAGAGGGAGATGTAGAACAATTAAAAATGTATGGAAAGATTTTAAATTTAACAAATAGGAGCAATAATGAATAAAAAAGAGTTAATAAAAATAATAGAATTAGTTGTCCGTAAAGAAGTTAAAAAACAGATGACTGAGATATTTATTAATGACGAAAAAGAAATAAGTTTATCAGAAACTATTTCTAAACCAAAAGTAGCAAAGAAAAAATCTAAAAAACAATACACGAAAAACACAGCGTTAAACGAAGTATTGAATAACACTAAACCATTAGGACAACAGGAAACTGATGAGTATCCTACATTGGGCGGTGGAGTGTTAGGTTCTGACAATATGGCAGAAGTATTAGGTTATGGAGACTTAGGTAGAGGACAGAATAAAGAAAGAGCTAGAGAAATGGCAGCAGTTGATTCAATCAAGAAGGCAGGTGTAAGTGTAGACCAAGTACCAGAAGATGTTCAAAATGCGTTGACTCGTGATTATTCTGGTTTGATGAAAGCAATAAATAAAAAGAAAAGTGGTGAGAACTTTAGACCATAAAGGTAAACAATGGCAAGAAGTGTAAGAGAAATAGATAGAAATGAAGACAAGTATGTTGGAATAAGATTTCCATTGGACCATAGTCCAGAGGGATTTTTCTATAAAACAAAAACCGTCTTAGAACAATCAAAAGCAAATTTGCAAAACTTGTTATTAACCACGCCAGGTGAAAGAATATTTCAACCAGAGTTCGGCTCACAATTAAAATCAATCGTATTTGAACAAGGTGAGGATATTCCAAATAGAATTGAAGAAGCTATTCGTTCAGCAGCTGGTAAATTTTTAGCATATATTAATATAGAAAATGTTTTCACTACACAACAAGATAATGAAGTTAGTGTTTCAATAGAGTTTTCAGTTCCTTTAAATCCTGATGCTATTGAAGTGTTAAATTTTGATTTTAGAATTGGAGATTAAAAATGCCAGATTACGGTACAAATAAAAAGACAGTTAGTAAAGAAGTAAGTTATCTCGGTAGAGATTTTACAGACATAAGAAATAATTTAATTGAGTTTGCGAAAAATTATTTTCCAAATCAATATAATGATTTCAATGAAGCATCACCAGGTATGATGTTTGTTGAGATGGCTTCTTATGTTGGAGATGTATTGAACTATTATGTTGATAATCAATTTAGGGAAACACTATTACAATTTGCAGAAGAAAGAAAAAATGTATTAGCGATTGCACAATCTTATGGATACAAACCTAAGTTAGCAACACCAGCAACGGTTGAACTAACCGTAAGTGTTGAGGTTCCTGCTAAGTCTGATGGTGTTGGTGGATTTATAGCTGACTTAGATTATGCAGGTGTATTAAGTGCAGACTCACAAGCAGTAGCAGGAAACGGAACAGAATTTACTTTAATGGATGATGTTAATTTTAAAGCATCAAGTTCATTAGACAGAATGAAAGTTGAATTATTGGACCCAGGTACAGGCACCGCTCCTACATTATTTAGATTAACTAAAAAAGTTTTAGCGAAATCTGGTGTAAGAGAATCCGAAGAATTTAGTTTTGCAAATGCAAAAGAGTTTGACAAGATAGTTTTATCAAACGAGAAAGTAACAGAAATTGTATCAGTAACGGATAGTTCTGGCAACAAATATTATGAAGTTCCATTTTTGGCACAAGATACTGTATTTGAAACAGAACAAAACACGGCACTAAATGACCCTGACTTAGGCGAATTTGAATTAGATACACCTTATTTGTTAAAGTTAATTAAATCATCAAGACGATTTACAAGTTATGTTCGTGATGATAATAAAATGGAATTAAGATTTGGTTCAGGTATTAGTGATAATGCAGATGAGGAAATAATTCCAAATCCAGATAATGTTGGTTCAGCATTAGGTATGGGTGTTTCAAGATTAGATGAATCTTTTGACCCAAGTAATTTTTTAAAAACACAAACATTTGGTTTAGCACCAAGTAATACAACACTTACCGTAACTTACAATTATGGTGGGTCGGTTGAAGATAATGTCGCTAGTAATAGTATAACAAGTTTTTCCAGAACAACTTATACCATTTCTACTACGGGATTAGACGCAACTAAAAAAACAACATCAGAGGCTAGTTTAAAAATTACAAATGAAGGTCCAGCGTCTGGTGGTTCATCATCAGAAACTCTTACACAAATAAAAGAGAATGCTGCTGCATATTTTAATGCACAAAATAGAGCGGTAACAAAAGCAGACTACATAACAAGAGCTTATTCTTTACCACAAAAATATGGTAATATTGCAAAAGCATATATCGTTCAAGACGAACAATTAGAACTTGACGGACAATTGCAAGTTATTGACGGACAAATTGTTGATACAAGAACAGCAACAAAACAACCAAACCCGTTAGCATTGAATATGTATTTGTTAGGATATAACGCAGATAAAAAATTAGTAGCGTTAAATAGAGCGGTAAAACAAAATTTAAAAATATACCTTTCACAATATAGATTATTGACAGACGCAATCAACATAAAAGACGGATATGTAATAAACATTGGTGTTAAGTTTAATATTATTGTGAAACGAGGTTATAACAAAAATGATGTATTGTTTAAATCAATACAAGTAGTAAAAGACTTTTTTGCACCAGATAAATGGCAAATGAATCAACCAATTGTATTGAGTGATTTAGCATATCAGATTTCATTAGTGGACGGAGTAGTATCATTAGTTCCACCTGAGGTTAATAATCCAAATAGAGATTTGATATTAATTGAGAATAAAAATTCTGCCGTTAATGGTTCAGATTATAGTGGTAATATATATGATATTAGAACTGCATCGCAAGAGGGTGTAATTTATCCTTCATTAGACCCAAGTATATTTGAATTAAAAAGACCTAATAGTGATATTGAGGGTAAAGTATTGGGAGATAGATAATGCATTATTTTGAGTTTGGTAAAAGAGACGCAACAATTTATTCAGGTGGAACA